GGCCACATCTGTTTCAGGTGAAGCAAGTGGCGCATTGGGTTTGTTTGTTGTTTTGAGCAGTTCTGAAAGAGCTGTGGCATCAGCATCTATCTCTTCCTCAGTGCTGCCGTTAAGTCTTGATGCAAGATCGTAATCGAGACCATGTTTACGTGCAATTCGTGTTTTTACCGAGTCCGTCTCGTATTTTTTGCACTTACCCGTCAGTTCGTCGATCGTTATCTTCGAGGCATCAATGCTCTTTGTAGCTTCGCTCAGAGATTTATCAAGGGCAGCATTGTTCTTTGTCAGATTGTCGACCTGGCTTTTCAGATCATCATAGTCTGAATATTTCTTGCTGTATGTTTCCTTTTCTCTTTTGAGCCTCTCTCCGATTATTGCGTCAAACTGTTCCTGTGTTGTTATTGCTGTGAAATCTGCCATTGTTGCTCCTTTCGCCCACTTAACCCGGTGGTATCGGTAATTTATGTATTAAAAAAGCACCCCTGCGGATGCCTTAATACCGTACTGTCTGTTTTTTTACTTCCTTATGCTCTGCGCAGGCCCAATATGCGAGGATCGCGGAATCCATTAGTGCGATCTCCTGTTCAGGATATATTGCCTTGAAACCGAACCCGCCATTGCTGCCTATTGCACGTTTTTCGCAATTAGTAATGACATTTGATAATGACGGCTGGCTGTTGTGCTCAATTGTTCCGGCATAAACTGCTGAATCAAACATTGAATTCGCGATGATTATCTCTCCGACTGTAGGAATGGTCGGATGCTTCATGTGAAGATGCTTCATGTCTTCTTCTAGTATCTTTGCTCCGTTTGCCCCGTCTACTGCAACGCGGGACCATGAAGCTTTTCCAAGAAAATCTGTTATCCAGGCGTTCCCATCTCTCAGTGACCTGCAGTCTATTGCCTCAACAAATATCCTGCCTGATGTCGTCCTTACCGCAATAGACATGGCTGCATTTACTCCGCTCTTGCCATACTTGATGCCAACATGCAGCATGCCGACCGGATCAGGTCTCTTGTTGATCAGTAGCCTGTCCCATGCCGACGCAGTTATCGCGGATTTTTGATTGTACTTTATCCACAGACCAAGCCTTTGGATATTGAAATCAATTACGTCATCGCTTATTTCGTCCTGAATATTTCTTTCGGAAATGATCTTGTTAATTGATGGATTCGTCTGATACCAGAATCTTTTGTTATGTGGATCCACCTTTGTATCTACTGACCATTCAGCCCAGCCCGCATTGCTGTTATTTCCCTGCAGTGTCTCTTTTCTGTACTTTATGAATCTTGTACCTGAGCTGTTCGGAGTCGGAGGTGTTCCGCACATTATCGTTTGGGAATTCTTTGATGAAGATATAGTGTACTTGAGTGTCGCTTCCTGATCATCTGTGTATTCCTGCGCTTCATCGATTATCAGAAGATCATATCCTTCACCAAGACCTCCGGAGGTTGTCCTTGTCCTGAATTCGATCCGGCCTCCGCCTTCAACATAAATATGCTCGGATCCACGTGCCCTGTACTTGGAAATGATCTTGATCTTTGCCTTTTCTACAAGATACAGGAGCCTTTCCCATGACATATGCGCTGTGTTTACCTTATGCGCAGTATGCAGGATCTGCTCGCCATTCTTAAGCCCGTACAGTTCACGCGCTGTGAGAAGTTCTGACTTGCCGTTACGTCTGGGAACAGCATAGCCAAAACGCGAATGAACCCATAGCTGATCTTTATTGAAAGCCATGACCTGGCTTAAAAGTTTTGACTGCCAGTCATATAATTCCTTGCCTGTCGAATTGTAAAGCTCTACGGCCTCCTTTCCATGTGTCCTGCGATAAGGAAGTATAACGGATTGTGTGGGTGTCTGGCGGCCTTGCTTTGTCTTTGCCATACGCCCTCCATTATTCTGTTATATATAATAAAACGCCTATATGAACGGCGTAATATCCTTTACGTCCTTTAAGAACTGTTTGGCTTTCTCTATGAGAGAATTATCGTAAAGATATGAAATGCCCTTTGGTGTTATCTCACAAGATGACAACTGCGCTTTTATGTAATAGCCGTTGCCTGCTCGGCTGTTCCCGATTCCACGAATAAATCCCTGATCAATCATGTTCGTAATGATATAATTCCAGTAACTTTCGTTGATCTTGAATAGCATTCCATCTGGATAAAGCATTTCCGGCTCTACTTTGTTACCGTTTTTAAGTTGGACATAGAGATATGCCAGTATTTTATAAACTATAACAAAATAATCATCTCGCGCCATTTTTCTCCTCCAACAAATCACGATGCCGATATCTTAATTAAAAACAAGATTTATCAGATCTGCTACCAAGCCTGGAACACTGACAAGATATTGCTTTACTTCATTCATTTTCGAATTATCTTTCAGGTATTTAATCCCGTCAGCTGTTATCTTCATTTCATTATAATTGCTGATACAGATACAGTCCTGACCCCATGCGTGTATGAATGATAAACCTTTTATGAGTTTTTCTTCGGTCATCATCTGCAATATGTCGGCAAGATACTCATCGGGAATGTTGTTCTTTGACAATACTGCTTCAAATACTTTGATATTGAATGTAATTTTTCGCTTAATGCAGGAATACAGATATGTGAGGATCTTAAAAACAATTACATCATAATCATCTTTTGCCATATTCTCCTCCAACAAAAAACACGATGCCGTAGCACCGTGTCTTTATTGACCTCTTCTTAAATCCCATGAAAGTTCATGTAACTTCTTAGATGCCTCCATAACTTCCGGCGGAGCATTTACATCCAATGTTTTGCCATGATAATATGGCTTCACAATTTCCCATAAGGCTTTTTCTTCTTCACTCATTTTCATGTTTTATATCCTATTTTTCTTTAATGCCATTAATTCAGCTTCTACTTCGTCATATCTTCCGTAATTAAACTTTACATTTGCATAATCACTTATTTCGCTTACATTGTACTCATTTATCCCATTTTTCTCAAGGCGTTTTTTGCTCACTTTACATAATTCCTGCATATATTGATTATAGTTTTCTTCTTTGATCGTCCATCCGGCGTTTCTGAAATCTTCCGCCTGTTTCAAATGCCACATTTCATGATACTCAACAACACCATTAGTCCCTGCTTGTTTGCTTGTAATTTCCGGTGCATAGTACACTTCATTGTTTATGGCATCATATCTTCCCCATGCTGACTGCATTTCTTCAGAACTTGCAATTATTATTTTAGGCTTTTTCTCTTCTGGTATTCCATATGTCTTTAGAGCATCATCTGTGTTTTTATTTATTTCATGAAGTGCTTTCGGCTTAATAATCGCATTATCTGATACAAATACGTTTTTGTATCCCTCTATTTGCTTTGCAGGTATGGCATTATTGTACTTGTCTAAAAATACTGCTGTTGCTCCTCTTTTTACTGGTTTGTACAATTGTTCGTAATTATTATTGGCTTTAATTCTTAAATCAGCATTTTCAGTTTCACTCTCCAAGTTCCTGGCAGTGTTTATACGCTGTTCTTTTTCAATCTCTTCCTGTGTTTTCCATTGCTTATTCCACACATCCTGTGAGACTTTAGATCCCGATGGGGTATATTCCACTGTGCAATAACAGTTCGTGTGCCTTCTGTATACTTCCCTGTCTTTCAGTGGATAATCATAAGTCCCAGCTCTCTTTACACAAAAAGCGCAAGGCTTGACTCCATTAAGTGTCCGTTTTATAGTTGGACGCATCCCTGATTCATACTGAAAATCCGCGTTCTTCTCTACGCTCTTATCCACAATGCTCTGAGAGTAATTTACTACGGAGTTAAGGAATGATGCTTTTATATTGTCATATGGGCTGCTTGTTGCATGCTTTATGATACCGTTTACCCTGTTCGTATCATACTCAGGAACAAGTGCCTTTATTCCTATGCCGGCATTCTCGTTCAGCGAGGTCTGAACCTGTTCAGTAGCTGATGAAATTATGTTGTAATTATTTCTCAATGGTTCAGGAATAATAGCTTCAGCGACCTCTGCTGTGAGTGTGCCATCCGCAAGTATACTTTCGTCAATGTTTCCTTCATATGCTTTTGAAAGTGCCTGGCCTACTTCTGCGGAAAAATCAGATGCATCTTTATATGTGGCCATGCCTGCTTCAAGCTTTTTGTAAAACGCTGATATTCTGCTGTTATCCTTTATCCGTTTATTGAAATCAGATTGTATTTGGCTGAGCAGTTCCGCCATTGCTATCACCCTCAATGCCTGTCAGCTTCTGCATATTGTTAACACCGAAGTATCCAGGTATTGCCTGATTGATCTTGATCGCACCATCGCCAATACCTGAAAGCATTGCTGCATCGGGTTCAAATATCGGCGCCCATGTGGCTCTTGTCAGATATACCTGACGGCGCTTGTAAGCATAATTATCTCTTACACATGAAGCGAGGAACCCTGCATTGAGAAAGCCGGATCCAAATGTCCGCTGTGCTTTTCTTGCTGTAAGCCTCAGATTTTCATGACAGGCTTTGATGGCTTCCGCACTGGATGGATTCTCGGTTGCAAATCCCATATCATCAAGCGTTAATCCTGTTTCTCCTCCGAACTCTGCTGCATACATCTTGAACTGAGAGATATGCGGCTCCATGTTCTGCTGCGTGAACTGTCCAAGTGTCGGATGGTCTCCATCTTCATCTTTCGAAAACTGCAGAAAAGATGATATAGATGCCTTTTGTGAATCCACCTCAATATCATCAGATAATCCGACGGCATATTTCTGCGGAAATGAATAGAATTCCGCAGTAATGTCTGCTCTTGTCAGTGTCGTTTTTGCCTTATCCTGCAGATTCATACATGCGCGGCTTATCCTGCTGTGGCCAAAGGGCCGTTTTGCATCCGGTCTGTATATGATTGGAACAAGCAGCGGATATTCTGCTGCATTCGGAATCGAATATTCCGAGTGATTTTCGTTATTGATATAATCTGTTCTTCCCGGAACAAAATAAGCTTCCAGAAGTGGGCTGTCCGTTTCTGAGTCTCTCTTAAGAACGGCGTACCCTTCCGTGAGCATTCCTGTCAGCGGGTCAGAAATACCAGTAGCATTTGCTCCATCTATGACCTGCATGTGAGGTGTATCACCGTCTGCATCAGGAGATATATAAATAAAGCAGCATGATGATATCAACGCCGATAATATGGCTGAATCGATAAGGACATCCGGATTATTCATGTTGAAGATACTGGTCAGATCAAAATTGTCATTTTCAAATCCATTGAATGACAGGCGATCTGCCAGGCTGTCAACTGCCTTGGCGCACCACCCAAGTGTGGTGTAATAATCATCCTTGAGCTGCTGGGGAATGACCTTGCCCGGGTCTCTTTTGGTCTCTTTCATCTCATAGTACTTATACCTGGTAAGTACTCTGACTCGTTTTACACTTAGTTTTCTTCTGAGATAAGCGATGCCTTTATAACTCATTTTTTTCTCCTGATTTAGCCCAAATCGTGTGTTTTTTTGTACAGTAGAGCGGGGGTCCAGAGCTGAGGGCGGGGACGGGAGGTATGCCCCCTCTTTTTTCGAAAAAATTTATTATTTTTTATTTATATTCAGCCCAATCCATTGATTGAGGAAGATCTCGGTTCCCAGTGGTCTTTCCAGGTGTGTTGCCAGTTGATACGACAGGTTTTGACTCTATCATGTTGTCGCTCTTCTCCCTGTTGCAGCACATATGAGCAAGTTGCATATTGTTAAGATCATCAGGCGATCCACCTTTGCTGACCGGAATGATGTGATCGATAACAGGAGACATCGGATCAGGATACTTAATGCTGAAATCAACAGGCTGACCACAGATTCCGCAGAACCTTTGTGATGCCATGATCTTCTTCCTGTTCTTCTCATACCCTGACCTGTGCGGTCCTACATGGTCGGGTCTTAAATTTTGCTTCAAAACTCTCACCCCCTGCCAGTTTTGCTATAAAAAAATTGAGTATATACATCAGCTGCTAATGTATCTTTCGACGCCACACACAATGCTATCCCGGTGTATACTTACCTCCAGGGGGTATATTGTTATGACAATTGAATCTCAGGCAGTACTCCGGGGCATTAAAAACATGACCGGGAATATGAGCGAAGAGTTCGGGTACCTTACTAACTCCACATGCTTTCAGACAGATCATGGCGCACGCTATGACTATGCCAGATATAAGGGTGAGATACAGAGCATTGTTGACCAGCTTCTTGATGAGGGATACATTAAGCAGTCATCACGCAGGTATTACTTTGTTCTTACACAGAAGGCCATACACATGCATGAAGAAAGAATGGAACGCCTGCGTAACTTCCTGATAAGATCTGTTGTCGTGCCTGTTAGTGTATCTATTGTGACGTCTCTTATCGTCCTATGGTTGCAAGGACTGTTATGATCGCCGTTATCATGCTCACGAAGATTATCCAAATAGTGTTCTCAATAGACTTGTTTTTCCGCTCTATCTTGTCATCGAAGTCTTTATCGCTCATTTTTCTCCCATAAACTCAAAAAGGGAACTGGTGCTCTGCCAATTCCCACGTATCCATAATTCCATAATAACGCATGTGAATTGTTTTTGTTGTGCAATTTAGCGTTTATAATTGACAATTCGACCAATGTTCTTTATTCCTCTGCGCCTAATAGTATAAATTCCATCTTCTGTATAGTGCATTGTCCTGGCAATCTCTGATACATCAGCTAAAGAAAGAAAATACATCTTAAGCACAGTCTTTTCATTATCATTACTAAGATTGTCTATCACGGCTCCAACTTCTGTGATCTCGCTGATCAATCTGCCTTTCAGCTGGTCTATCTCTTGCTGGACCTTTTCAATCTCTCCCATTATCTCCGGCATACGATCACTTGGTGAGGTCTGAACTCTGTCAGTGTCATATCTGATGCCTGAAGGTAATAACTTGGATTCAAGGAACCTGAGCTGAAGTTGTCGTTCATCTATCTTTCTTGATGTATAGCGTATCTTTCCCAGAAATGCATATGTCTCGTTAATTGCCATCTTCTGTCTCCGTCATGCTATATTTTGCCGCCATCAC